TAATTTCTTCTGGCAAAAAAACCTCGTCTTGTATTTCTATAACCTCTCCAGATATACCAAGATTAATACCTGTAAAGTATTCTTGCATAGCTTGATCTATTCCAGACGTTGGGATTTGGGCGAGGATTTCTAAAGTGTCCTCGTCATAAAGATAATATCCTGTTTCTAAACTCATATTTTTATTCCACTCTAAAAAGAAATGCCGTAACTTCTACAACAGTGCAGTTATGAGAACTTCCTACGGAAGCCGTTACGCCTCCATTCATCCATAAGTTAGCAAAGCCAAAGCTCCCAGTGCATAGAAAATCATAACCATGACCAGTATCACCTGTTTTTCCCCATCCACCTCTCATTGTTTTTGAATGACCTCCAATAGATACAGAAAGAGCTTCAGTAGAAAACCCTTTGTTTCTATCACTAGATCTATGCCATTGGGCGAGAACTAATCCAGAATATCTTCCAGCAGGAACAGTTCCTAAAGAAACACTTGAGCCAGGTCCACTTCCTGCACTATACAAAGTAAAGTTGTGAGTATGATTTAGTAAACTTACATTATCTGGAGAGCCTACTGGTTTTGATGTTGAATAAGCCATAAAAATTCTTTATTTACACAATATATTAATACAAAAAAACATTTTTTCTATGTTTATTATTTTACTTTACACTTTTAGCTAACTGTGTATTATAATATAGATATATATGGCTAGAAAAAAAACTAAACCTGCGTCGGAAGTGGAAATACCACAATTTGAAGTAAACGATATTAGATTTAAAAAACATGTAGAAGGGAAGCTATTACCAAAACAAAGATGTTTTCTAGAAGATATTGGCCAAAAAAGTATGAGGATGATGTTTGTAAATGGGCCAGCTGGAACAGCAAAAACATTTTTATCTGTAATGCACGCTTTGCAAATGCTTTCAGAAAACCCAGAACACGAACTCCTTTATGTTAGGACTAACGCGGAGAGCGGCGAAAGTAGAATGGGTACCTTGCCTGGGGACGAGGGGGAAAAACTCTCTCCATTTTTAATACCCCTCCATGACAAGCTAGAAGAATTGTTAGAATATGGATCTTTAAAAGGGTTAACTACAGGGCCAAACCCTAGAGTCCATGCCACGGCTGTAAACTACCTCAGAGGGTCTTCTTGGAGGAATAAAGTTGTTATTGCTGACGAGGCTCAAAATTTTTCTTTTGGCGAGCTTGTTACATTAATAACAAGAGTGGGTCATGGGACAAAGCTAATTATATGCGGCGATTTTATGCAAAGCGATATTGGTGGAAAGTCAGGCTTTCAAAGAATGTTCAGGGTGTTTGACAAGGAGGAATGCAGAAGGAAAGGTATTGGCACTTTTCAATTTGGAAAAGAGGATATAGTTAGAGACAAGTTCCTTCAGTACGTCATAGGGGAGATAGAAAAAGAACTTCAGCCTAATTGTAATCAATAGATTGTAATACACTAAAAAAATAGAAATAATATCTTTTTTGTGTAGAATAAGATATTATGGCTGTTGAATATTGTTCCAAGTGTGGTTTTAAACATGAATATACTTTACATGTTCCAAATTTCTGTCAAAAATGCGGTAGTTCTTTAACTGAAGAATTTAGCGCTGCTTCTGTGCAAGTCGAAGCGGCGCCTATCACTCCTGCGCCCAGATCTGCGCCAAGAAAAGCAAGGAGAACTCGATCTTCTTTCGAGGAATCTAGAAAAAGACCTAGATACGAAAACGAGCAAAACATTGATAATAATATCAATGATATTGCTGAAGCTAGTTCGTGTCCAGATATAACATCTCTTCCAAATATAAATAAATTGGAAATAGATATTGACACTTCAAATATTGGCCCAAGACAATTTAAAATGGAAGATGTTAAAGATGTAGAGCTTAATTCTAGACCTTCATCAAGGAGAAAAAGAAAAAGTGTGTCTGATGATCCACAACAAGCTATGAAAGATAATATGAGCGATCTCAACACGACTTCAAGATACTCCGTATGACGAAAAAAATTAAGCTAGAATATAATGATTGCAAAGAAACTATAGATGTAGAACTTGAAAAAAGACGCTCAAAATGGTATCTTAAATCAATTACATGGATGGATTATGATGATGTATGTCAGATCATTCGTAGTCACAGTGAAAAAAAGTGGGATCAATGGGATCAAGAAAGAGAATTAGAGCCTTGGCTAAACAGAATAATAACAAACCAAACCCGCAATATAATAAGGAATAATTATGGAAACTATACTAAACCTTGTTCCAGTTGCCCTTTCAATCAATCTTCTTCTGTTGGAGATCAAAAGGGGTTGTGCGGTTGGACTAAATCAGGACTTCAAGATTCTGCTTGCGCTCACTATTCTAAATGGGAAAAAACTAAAAAGGCGGCTTACGACATTAAGCTTGCAGTTACTATAGAGAATCACGCGCATGAAGTATCTTCTCTGCATTCTGGAGGTTTTGATGTGGAGACTAGCGAAAAGAAGCTTCATGACGCCATGAGAAAAAACTTGTCAAAAAAACAATATGAAATATATTCCATGTTGTTTATTGAGAGTTATACTGAAGAAGAGGTTGCAAAAAAAATGGGTTACAAATCCAATGAGAAGGGTAGAAAAGCTGGATACAAACAAATAAAAAATTTAAAAAAATCTTTCAAGGAGAAAGCTATACTTATTTTAAATAAGCAAGACATAGTATTATGAATTTGACCCAAGACCAAAAAGAGTTTCTAAAAAAGAATTTTAAAAAGTATCCTGACTTAATGGAGTTGACCAGAATTGCCTTCGATAATCAAAATCTTGATGGGCGATCAAAAGAAGGTAGGGCTGTAAGGGAATTTCTCGCGGAGGAAGGTTTTGAATACAAAACAAAGAAGTATTCTGGAGCAAGAGATGTTGTTCTCACAGATCCTCAAAAAGAGTTTATTCTTGAACATGCTGACAGTATGAACTCTTTTAAAATAGCGGAGTTGCTGTTTCCAGATTCAAAGATTAGCCCGTTAAGTAAAGAAACTAGAGTCGTTTATGACTTCTTAAAGTTGAACAATAGGGTAAAAGAGGCAGAGTCTGCATTATACACAGAATACATTGCCCCAAAAACTCCAGCCGCAGCGATAATGCTCATAAACGAATACGCTGGAGTTACTATTGAAGAAGAAAAAATGAATATGCAAGTAAAGAATCAAATAGATTCCACAATCAAATTCCTTTCTTCTCCAAGGTTCACTTACCAAATGAATTCTTATACTTCTGTGGAGGATAGAAACCTTTTTGAATCAGAGTTTATTCGTTCTGTATGGGACAAACCAGATTTAACTTCAGACGAGATTAATTTATATATAATGCTTAATATGGAATACATTAACCAAAAGTATATCCAAACGGCGATCAATAAGTTGAACAAAATGTTTGATGAGGTTGATGATCAGCGCGAAATGGCAATGAAACTTACCGAAGCTATCAAAGTGAAAACTGACGAGTACGACAAATGCGAAAAACGTATTGAAAGTTTGATTAAAAAGCTTCAGGGTGATCGCGCAACAAGGCTAAAAGATAAAATACAAGCAAACGCTACCATACTTTCTTTAATTCGCGCGTTTCAAGACAAAGAAGAGCGAGATAGAATGGTTAAAATTGCAGAGATGCAAAAAGAGGCGGCTGGTGAAGAAGCTGATAGGTTAGAAACCATGTCTGAGTTTAAGGCAAGGGTGTTAGGAATAAGTAAGGCCGATGTCATTTAAGTGCAAAGTATGTGATAAGGAATTCTCTTCAGAAAGGGGTCTTCATGGGCATTTAAAATCTCATGCTCTCACTGTTGCGGATTATTATGTTACTTTTTATCCAAGAAAGAACTTATTAACAAAAGAACAATTACCTTTCAGGAATAAAGAGGAATATTTTTTTAGAGACTTTGCTAATAGAAATCAATTAATGCGTTGGTGCTGTAATGCGCCAAAAGTGGAGCTAAAGAAATATATAACCCGCAAGCTAAAAGAAAGAATAGAAAAAAAAGAGCTATCGCTTGGTCCTTCATACTTGGATCTAAAATATAGCAGTCTACCTGACATAGATCACTATAAAGAGTGTTTTGGCAGCTACACTTACGCCTGTAAGGAGCTTGGGGTAGACCCTATCTTCTCTAAACCTCTGCCCAAAAACTTTTGGGAAGAAGTGATTCCTGATATGAAAATATTCATTGATACTCGTGAACAAAAACCCTTGAAATTTAAAAATTCCGAGGGAATGAAACTAGACGTTGGTGATTACACTTCATCTGGAGACTATTATGATTACACTTACATAGACAGGAAGAGCGAAGGGGATTTTAAGAGCACTTTGACTACTGGCTACGAAAGATTTCGTCGTGAAATGACTAGAGTTAAGGAGAATGACTCTTATATTATAGTTGTTACTGAGATTTCTACAGAACAATTAGAGAAAAATAACAGTACAGGTTATTGCCCTCATAAGGTTAGCCTGAGTTATATGTGGCACAACATGAAAAAGATTCAACATGAGTTTGCTGGAACTTGCCAGTTTGTATTCACAGGCGGAAGAAAAAATTCAGAAAAACTAATACCAAGATTATTATATTTTGGTAGAGATTTGTGGGATGTTGATTTACAATACTTTATAGAGAAGTTTATACAAGAACATGAGTTGGGAAAAGGGAAAACAAAAAAGTAGATGTAGATTTGATTCTAGCATAAACGAAGAAATTTTAAAGCTTGAAGGTTTTTTAGACGAAGAGAGAGCAAAAGAATATCTTTATAAGTTTTTGCGTGGAAATGTATCTTTCATGGTTAATTTGTTAAGTGGCGTGGACTTGTTCCCATTCCAACATATGTCTGTAAAGGCGATGTTAGAAACAGATTATTTTTTGGGAATTTGGTCGCGTGGTATGTCCAAATCTTACACGACAGGTATATTTGCGTTCTTGTATTGCATATTAAATCCTGGAGTCAAGATAGGTATTATATCTAAATCTTTCCGTCAGTCCCGCATGATCTTCCGCAAGATTCAAGATATAGCGAAAAGCAGAGAAGCCGCTTATTTGTCTCAATGCATTGGTAAAGTTACTACTGGCAATGACGAGTGGAGAATGGAAATTGGAGAATCTGAAATTTACGCACTCCCCTTGGGTGATGGTGAAAAACTTCGTGGTTATCGTTTCCAAGTCATCATTGTTGACGAGTTGTTACTTATGCCAGAGAAGATTTTAAATGAGGTTATCTTGCCGTTCTTGGGTGTTGTGCAAAATCCAAAAGAAAGGGAGTATCTTTACAATGCAGAAACAGAGATAATCAATAAAGGATTGATGACTGAGGAGGAAAGATACGAATGGCCTGCGAATAAGCTTATAGGGCTATCTTCTGCGTCTTTTAAATTTGAACATCTGTATCAGATATACCAAAAATATGAAAGGCTTATTCTTGGAGAGCTTGATGACGAAGATAATGAGGACGAAACTTTAGGACATAGAGTGATAATGCAATTATCTTACGACTGTGCGCCAAAGCAGCTTTATGACCAAAACTTGATCGCGCAATCCCGCGCAACAATGAGCCAGTCTCAGTTTGATCGTGAGTTTGGGGCAAGATTTACAGACGACAGCTCTGGTTTCTTTAAAACGTCAACAATGGCGAGTTGTACAATTAAAGATGGCGAAGGTCAAGCTACCGAAATAGTGGGGGAAGAAGGCGCGAAGTATTTAGTTGCTTTTGACCCTAGTTGGGCAGAAACAGAAAGCTCAGATGACTTCGCCATGCATGTATTCAAACTAGACGACGAAAAAAAATGCGGAACTCTTGTTCATAGCTACGCAATGCCAGGAACACCACTCAAAAAACATATAAGATACTTTATGTATTTATTGCAAAGCTTTAATGTTGTTGCTATTGTTGGTGACTATGCTGGTGGAGTAACTTTTATGAGTTCGTGCAATGAAAGCAAAATGTTCAAAGATGCGAATTTAAAAATTGGAGTTATCGAGGATATTCCGTTCGAAAAGCCAGAAATATATAACGAAGATCTTAAATCATACAAAAAAAAATATAACCCTGCTGGAGGAACTATTTGTTTTTTGAGAAAGCCTAGCTCTAATTGGATAAGAAACGCAAACGAATTGCTTCAAGCGAATTTTGACCACAAAAGAATATGGTTTGCGTCTTCCCCAACAGGCGAGGACTTCAACACACAAAGGAATGCTAATATACCTATTTCAGAACTTACTTTTAGAAGTGATGTAGAGTCTGAAGAAGGCCTTGGTGATGCCGCAAAAATAATTGATCTTATTGAGAATCAAAAAGATATGATCGACTATACTAAAGCTGAATGTGCTCTTATTGAAATTAACACATCTAACCAAGGAACTGCAAGCTTTAACCTTCCTCCAGAATTAAGAAGGCAGACTGGGCCAAACAAAGCAAGAAAAGATAGTTACTCCGCGCTCATCTTGGCCAACTGGATGATAAAAGTATATTATGATAGTTATAATCTTCCAGAGCAAAAAAAAGGTGGATTTGTTCCGTTTTTCATTTAGCATACTTTAAAGTACTTTAAAAGTCGACTTTTAACTTTGAAAGTGTAACATTTATTATGGCAAAAAGAAAATATACAAAGCGCTCTGAATACTGGAATAAGTTAAGTTCTGAATCTTCAAAAGAGAATAACCAACCTATTAATAATTTAATAAACTCTGACGAACAATGGGAACCTGGTTTATATGGAGAATCCGTAGCGTCTTTTAACTCGTCAAACTCTTATAATAGAGCTGGTTCACAAAAACAAGGAAACCTTTCTAGAAGAAATAGTGCCGCAGTAAACTCTTTAGAGGATAGATTTGTCCATATTAAAAATGGACTTTTGCCATACCAAGTTTCTTCTGACGGGATAGATGTTAGAGAGACTATAGAGCTTTGCCAAAAGGCTTACGCCAACATAGCTATATTCAGAAACGCTATAGACATTCTTTCTGAACTCGCCAACTCCAAAATAGTATTAAAAGGCGGAAACTCTTCATCCAAAGATTTCATTTCAAAGTGGTTCTCTAAAGTAAGAATAGGTAAACTCAAAAATCAATACTTTAGAGAGTATTATCGTTCTGGCAATATTTTTCTTTATAGAGTTGACGGAAAGTTTAAAGCTGAAGATTTTAAAAATTTAAATAAAATTTATGCCGCAGAGTCGTTAAAGCCAGGTCAAATTCCAGTAAGGTATTCGTTATTAAACCCTTACGATATTGTTTCTGAAAGAACAAGCACTTTTGACGACACTTTTTTTAAAAAAATCCTCAGTGAATATGAGCTTCACAATTTAAAGAATCCTGGGAACGAATTTGACAAAGCTGTTTTTGATTCTCTCCCTGCGGACGTAAAGAAAAAAATCAAAGATGGTAATTTTAATAGAGATGGCTTGGCTATTTCTTTAGATCCTAACAAGCTAATAACATCTTTTTACAAAAAACA